AGTTTTATTTTTAACAGGCTGTTCAGGCGTTAAAAAGTTAAGTATCTTTAAAGAAGAGGTGCCTAGACAAAAACTAGATTTAGTTAAACCTACTATGCCTGAACTAGAAAAATTAAAATGGATTATCATAACTTCAGATAATGCAGACCAAGTATTTAAAAAAATGGAAGAAGAGGGTATTGACCCGGTAATATTTGGTTTAAATGATAAAGACTTTCAATTGATTGCAAAAAACTTTGCTCAGATAAGAGCACATTTGAAACACACTAACGATTTGTTAGATAAGTATAAAGAATACTATGAACCAACGGAGGACAATGAGTGATAAAAGATTAGATATATCAGACAACACGGCAATTTCAATGCCGGTCAGGAATATGCTCGCCATAATCGGAGCCGTCGCTATCGGAGTATGGAGTTATTTTGGTATAACAGAGCAATTAAATAGACATCAAACAGAATTAAAATTGATGTCAAGCGATTTAGAAAAAAATACAGAGTTTAGAATTAAATGGCCGAGAGGTGAAATGGGTAGTTTACCTGCCGACTCGGAGCAATTTATGTTGATAGAGGATTTATATAAGTCTGTGGAAAAGATTGAAAAAAATCTTGAGCAGAATATGACCAATAAAGTGAACATAGAATTTTTACAGAAACAAGTAGAAAAAATGTCGCAGGACATTGAAAAATTAAAAGACGCAAATAGGGAGATTGTTTACAAAAACGGTAATTAAAGACTATGGTAGAAACGGTAATAGCACTATTGATGTTCGTTAACCACGAGATAAAGGAGCATAGAATTCAACCATCTATGAGCGCTTGCTTGAAAGGAAAGCGGGTGGCTGAGAGGCAGCTAAAGGAAAAAGGTTCTATTCAATATAAATGTATTAGGTCAAAGGCGAACACGGAAATAATTCAAGGTGAGAAAAGTATAAAAAGTTTAATTTTAGAATAAAAGTTTTATAAATACTATTGAGTGAAAAGATAAATCACTTGATAAAAGGACATAGAATAAATGAAAAGACTATTAATTGGTCTTTTGTTATTCTTCACTATGGGACTTCAACAAGTCGCTTGGGCTGACACTACCTCTAGCGGGGCTACGACTAACGCACAAACAAACACATCAGGAAGTAATACCACAATATCAGGTGGGTATTCGCAAGAATCTACCACTACATATCAAAGTGGGTCATCTTCTAACACCACATCCACAACAAATAATAATTCATATTCTGGTGATACAAGAGTAACCGCTCAATCATCAGCACCTAGTATGTCAGCAATGTCGCAAGACCTTTGCGTAGTAGGTATGTCAGGTGGTATATCAACATTTGGTTTAGGTGTATCAGCTGGAACTTATATGACAGACGAGAATTGTGAACGTATCAAGTTATCAAAAGTATTAAATGACCTTGGTATGAAAGTGGCTGCCGTTTCTATATTATGTCAAGACCCTAGAGTGTTCTTTGCAATGGAACAATCAGGCACACCTTGTCCTTTTGAAGGTAAAATTGGTGCGGCTGCAACTCAACAATGGAAAAAATATGATAAGTTAAGACCAGATTATGACCAGTATGTGAAAAATTTAAAAGTTGTTGAGAAAGCAAATAAAGAAGAAGCAAAAAAATTAGAAAAAATTAGATTAGAAGAACTGAAAAAAGTACAAGATAAATTAAAAAAATTAGAAGAAGAAAAAGCAAAAGGTGAATGGAAAGAAGTTGACGAGGCTATAGAAAAAGAAAAACAGAAAAAAAAAGCCTTAATGAAACAAAACCCACCGAGATAGGAAATAATTTATGGATTACGGTAATCTTAGCTGGCTTATTTGGAGTTTTATTGTAGCATATGCGTGTTTTAAATTTTACAAATTTGGTCTTACTCTTAATCCTTACGATTTTACCGATAAACGGTACAAGTAAGGCAGAGACAACGTGTACCACCAATTCTCTTGGTGACCGAACCTGTATCACGGTAACAGGTAATATTCTTACAAACTCAACTTTCGGAACAGGTAATACCACAACTACAACTGATTGGTCAACAACTGGTTCAGATGGTATTCACACACACGGAAATTTTGGGTTTACATATCCATCAGGTTCAGATTCTTCAGGTGGTGTATTAGCATTTGAAGGACATACCGAAGATAATGTGTATCAAGACAGCGCTCTAGTCGGTGATGGTCACTTAACACAATCACAAATTAACGAAGGTTTTACTTCAACTCAATCAGCAGATGTTTGGTTTTGGAATAGTATTGAAAACACTTTAACATTAAAACAAACTATCACGGCCGCTGATGGTACGGTAACTACACAAACAAGAACTATAAACGACCACGACCCTAACAGACCATTTAATGGTGGTAATTTTGAAAACTATACAAATGTTTACACTCAAAATCCTAACACTCAAACAGACTTCACAATAAGAACTGAACTTTATAACCAAGGTGATGGTTCTAATAATGACAATTATCATAGAGGTCCAGATGTAGATAATGTTCAACTATCTATTACAACTCTAGGACAAACCACTAGCTGTCAACAATTAGGTACTTGCACAACTGCCGGTACAGATTTAAATGAGGCACTAGATTTTACAGATGATTCAACAGGTATGGATTTATTTGAATCAATTGACCAAAATGTAGAGACAGCCCTAGAAGATTTCCAAGAAACAAATGGTGATTTGTTTTTACCACCAGCATTTGATACAGGCCAACTTGTAGATTTAGAAGTTATTATTGAAAACGATATAGGCGAAATAGAAATTATGCCTTTAGATACTTTTGTTATGGAAACATTTAACGATATGTTAGAAACAAATGGTTTAGTAAATGATTTTCAAAATGAATTAATAGTAGAAGATATTACAGAAACAGAATTTTACGAAGAGTTAGGTAATCAGATGGTAGAGGAGTTAATGGACGTTATGATTATGCCAGTACCAGTCGGTCCTAGTGATATGAATATGGTAGATATGGAAATAATGCCAATGCCTTCAGATTTACCACCAATTACAGGTGATATGTTAATGCCAGGTGATGAAGATATCTATTTGACAGATGATGAAATGAATGATTTTATAGAGACTAATCCTAATATGATTGAGTACGCTGATGAAAATACAATTGTATTAAGAAGACCTGAACCTGAAGCAATAGACGAATTTGAAAATTATGACGAAGCAGTTGTTATGACACCACCTGCTGATGATATGGTAACAAGTTTACCACCTACAATGAGAGAAGAGAGAATGGAAGAACCTACAATAGAGGAGGCACCTGATGAGGAATTAGTAGAAGAAAGTCCAACCGAGATAATAGAAAATAAACCAACTAATATCAGAAACGAAGAGGATACTAATGCTACTGAAACTGAACGTACAGATGAGGCCGTTGAAACAGAGAATACTCTGGAGGCAAATGAAGAGACAACAGAACCGGAAAGACAAGAGAATAAACCTATATCTTCTAAATCAGAAATGGCTGAAGATAAGGAAACAGAAGGACAGAAGGAGAAGGAGAGTCCTAGCGAAGTTGTGGAAGGCAAGACAAACGTATCTATCAAGAATAGGAAGATTACCTCTGCCGACATTGACAGCATAGGTAAAAAAGTAGAAAAAATTATTGCAAAAATAACAGCCAAAATTAAAAGAGTAGACCAACAAATTGCGGCTACTTCTTTTATTATATCAAAAGCTCTAAATCAAATGGCACCAGATTTATCATCTTATAAGAATAAATCTTTAAACGGAGGTAATATGCCAGATGGTAACCTAGAGCTCTTTCAAACACTAAATATTTTACAACAGCAACAAATATACAAGGACGCCTCATTAGCTGCGTATTCAAACAATGACCCAATTGCTGTACACCGAAGTAAATTAATAACGGTTCAAAGTAAGATAAATACTTTACAGGCAGAGATATCTGCTTTAAAGTCATTACAATAAAAAGGGAATTATGAAAATGAAAAACGGAATAGTAGATAAACTTTCTACCTATGCAGCCCTTATTGGTGTGATTGCTACCATTGGTGGTGGTTTTTACGCTTGGGGCGAATTCAATACTAGACTTTCATCAATAGAAGGCTCTAATGTTGATATATCTGGTATAGCAAAAAATACTGGTGAAATCGCTAAGTCAAACGAAAGAATATCTTTACTTGAAAAATCAGATAAAGAAAGACCAGATGTTTCAGGTATTGCAAAAAACGAAAAACAAGTAGCGATTAATCAAAAAGAGATAGAAGTTTTAAAATTACAAATACAAGAACTTAAATTAAAGTCAACAAATCCATTAAGTAATTAAGAAGAATAAAATGGCCGAGAACGGAACAAAAGAGATATTGATTGATATAGCCGGCCTCAAGAAAGATGTGGAACAGGTTAACCAAATCCATAACAGACTTGATACGGCTATAGACAAGTTAACAGATGTATCAACGTCTATTAAACAGATGTTGGCCGTTCACGAAGAGAAAATATCCAGACAAGAACAAACAGACGAAGTAATCTTTACAAAGTTAAGAGAAAGACAACTAGAGATAGATACCGTCTATAAAGAACTTCAAAAAGAGATACAGCAGACAGAAAAACGATTATTAATTGAAATTAAGTCTCTCAAGCTTGACATTGGCGGGAGAGTTGGTACACTAGAGAAATATAAATGGTTGATATTAGGTGGTTCAATCGTGGTTGGTTGGATTCTGTCAAGAAATTTTGCACACATTGTTCAAATGATGAGTTAATCCAGCATTGACTTATTGCTGATATTGATATATATTATGAGTTGCTATGTCAAGTTATATTGATTTAAAATTTATTAATGAAATCTCTGGAAGATTAGGCCAATTTAAGAAAAAAGGTGATTACCTTTTTAATTTTAGATGTCCTCATTGTGGTGATTCTAAAAAAAGTAAAACCAAGGCTAGAGCATATCTATATCAAGTTAAAAATGATATGTTTTTTAAATGCCACAATTGTGGCGAAGGCCAAAGTCTTGGTAATTTTCTAAAATTTTTAGACCCTAAAAAGTATGAACAATACTTATTAGAAAGATATAAAGGCTCGGCACCCTCCACGCCGAAACCTAAATTTGATTTCAAACCTACAAAGTTTGAACAGATAGATTATTTTGATAAACTAACTAAAATATCTGAACTAGATGATAAACACCCAGCGAAAAAATATATTAAAAATAGATTAATACCTAACGAGTATCTTGATAAATTATATCTATGTAATAAATTTATGGCTTTTGTAAATGAGGTTAAACCAAATACTTTTCCTCATACAAAAGGTGAACACCCTAGATTAATTATTCCTTTTTATGGCGTTGATGGCAAACCTTTTGCTTTTCAAGGTCGTGCATTTGGTAAAGAACAACCAAAATATTTGACAATTAAGTTTGATGAAAACAAACAAAAAGTATTTGGTCTTGATAAGATTAATCTACAAGAACACATTTATATTGTAGAGGGTCCTATTGATAGTATGTTTATTAATAATTGTTTAGCAGCTGGTGGTGCAGATTTAAAATTAAATGTTCCGCCAGAAAATGTAACCTATATATTTGATAACGAACCAAGAAATAAAGAAATAATAAAAAGAATGTATAAAGTTGTAGATGAAAATTATAACGTGGTAATTTGGCCAAATGACTTGCAACTTAAAGATGTAAACGAAATGATAATGTCTGGAAAGACAAAAAGTGAGGTTGGTAATATTATAAGTACCAATACTTACTCAAAATTAAGTGCGTTGACTCAATTAAATAATTACAAGAAATGTTAGGAGATATTAATGGTAGATAATCAAACGATTTCGGTGAAAAAAAGAAATGGTAGAGGACTTGAACCTCTTAACATTGACAAGATTCACGAAATGGTTGAGTATGCTTGTGAAGATATTACAGGTGTATCGGCCTCGCAAGTTGAAATGAATAGTGGCCTTCAATTTTATAATGGCATTACAACAGATGAAATACAAAAAATTCTAATTAGGTCGGCTTCAGATTTAATTTCACTAGAAAATCCTAATTATCAATATGTCGCTTCAAGACTATTACTATTCTCTTTAAGAAAACAAATTTTCAGAAAACTTTGGGACCATCCACACATTTATGACCACGTTAAAAAATGTGTAGATAAAAATGTTTATGATAAAGACATTTTAAATCTATATGATAAAAAAGATTTTGACCGTATGGAAAATTGGGTTAATCACGAAAGAGATTATGATTTTACATATGCAGGATTAAGACAGGTTATTGACAAATACTTGGTACAAGATAGAAGTACAGGCGAATTGTTTGAAACACCACAATTTATGTATATGATGATTAGTGCCACATTATTTGCAAGATATCCAAAAACAAAAAGGATGAGTTATGTTAGAAAATATTATGACGCAATCTCTAAATTTAAAATCAATATACCAACGCCTGTTATGGCGGGTGTCCGAACACCTATCAAACAATATGCTTCGTGTGTGTTGGTGGATGTTGATGATACTTTACCTAGTATCTTTTCTAGTGATATGGCAATCGGAGGCTACGTGGCACAAAGAGCAGGGATTGGGATTAATGCTGGTAGGATTAGAGGTATTAATAGTAGAATAAGAGGTGGTGAAGTACAACACACAGGTGTTATACCGTTTCTTAAAAAGTTTGAGGCAACCGTAAAATGTTGTACACAAAATGGCGTAAGAGGTGGTAGTGCAACGGTTCATTTTCCTATATGGCACCAAGAAATAGAAGATATAATTGTTTTAAAAAACAATAAAGGCACCGAAGATAATAGAGTTAGAAAATTAGATTATTCTATTCAATTATCAAAACTATTTTATGAAAGGTTTATCAATGACGAAGATATTACTTTATTTTCTCCTCACGAAGTACCCGAACTCTACGAAGCTTGGGGTACAGAAGCATTTGATGACTTATACATTAAAGCTGAAAGAAAAACCAGTATTAAAAAAGTCAAAGTAGGTGCTCAAGAACTATTTTTTGACATATTGAAAGAAAGAGCAGAAACAGGTCGTATCTATATTATGAATATAGACCATTGTAATGACCACTCTTCATTTAAAGATAGAATCACAATGTCAAATTTATGCCAAGAGATTACTTTACCTACTGACCCTATTCAACATATAGATGGTAAAGGTGAAATTGCATTATGTATTTTATCTGCTATCAATGTAGGTAAAATTAATTATATTGAAGATTTAGAAAACTTATGTGATTTGGCAGTAAGAGCATTAGATGAAATTATAGACCATCAAAAATATCCTGTAAAAGCGGCTGAAGTTTCTACTAAAGCAAGACGTTCATTAGGTATTGGTTATATTGGTCTTGCACATTATCTAGCAAGAATGAAAGTATCATATGAAGACAAGGCTGCCTGGAAAGAAGTTGATGAATTAACAGAGGCGTTTCAGTATTATCTATTAAAGGCAAGTAATGAAGTTGCAAAAGAAAAAGGACCTTGCGAATACTTTAATAGAACAAAATATTCCGACGGTATATTACCAATTGACACCTATAAAAAAGAGGTAGATGAGATTGTAAATCGTAAACTATCTATGAAATGGGAACAATTGAGAAAATCTATCAAAGAAAATGGGCTAAGACATAGCACCTTATCAGCTCAAATGCCGTCAGAATCCTCTAGTGTGGTTTCTAATGCTACAAACGGCATAGAACCACCTAGAGACTATTTGTCAATTAAAAAATCTAAAAAAGGTACGCTGAAACAAATTGTACCAGAATATAAAAAATTGCGAGACAATTATACGCTGTTATGGGATATGAAAGGAAATAATGGATATATAAATATCGTTGCAGTAATGCAAAAGTATTTTGACCAAGCCATTAGTGGCAACTGGTCATATAATCCTGAACATTTTGATGAGGGTCAAGTACCTATTTCGGTAATGGCTAACGATTTACTAACAACTTATAAACTAGGTTGGAAGACATCTTATTATCAAAACACATATGATAGTAAGAAAGATGAAGACGAACCATCACATCCATTAGGGTGGAAAGATGAAGTTAAAGAAACAGAACCGGCAACTTTACAAACCGAAGAGGATTGTGAAAGCTGTACAATATAAGGATAATATATGAACTTTGTAGCAAATACTCCGTATATTAAATGTTGGGTAAAGAAAGAGTACCTACACGATTTAGAAAAAGGTCACGGCGAATTAGTTGAAGCAGTAATGATTGCCGTAAAATCTGTTCAAGGTCGTGCTTTAATGTTTGAAGCATATCTACCAGATTATGGTGCTTGCTTTGATAAGTTTCCTTTATCAGCATTTGTTTGGAAAAAAGATATAAAACAAGAAGACCAATTACCTCTAGGTTCTTTAGAATTATGGGACGGTTTTAGTAATAATATTCAGATATGGTCTAAAAGATTATTAAAGAATTGTGATGTAGAAATTATGTTAAAAGGTGGTAAAAGAATGGGTGGTGAATACTTATTTACTATTGACGCTTGCCACGGTGATGTTAATATGGTAGACGCTAGCGTTAGTGAAGTACCATCTGAACACAAACAACATAATTTTGGTAAGTTAGATAACGGCCAATTCTTTGCTCAACCTAATAATAGAATGATATGGTATGAACAAAGTTTAACACCAAAAGAACTAAAGAAACCAGACTTTCAGGTTTCTACTAGATACTTCTTTTGTGAACAAGAGGAAAAATGGGCATTTGGTGACACTAATGATTATTTTTATGAAGACAAACAAAGAGAAAGCAAAAAAGATAAGGACTACAAGTAATGGGAAGAAGTGTATTTAATACAGAAAAAGGTATAGACTTTACAAAACAACCAATGTTTTTTGGTGAAGATTTACAAGTACAACAATATAGTGATATGAAATATCCTATATTTGATAAACTAAACCAACAACAATTAGGTTATTTCTGGAGACCTGAAGAAGTATCTTTACAGAAAGATAGAAATGATTATACTGAATTAACTGAACAACAAAAGTTTATCTTTACTGCTAATCTAAAATATCAAACTATGTTAGATAGTGTTCAAGGTAGAGGACCTTGTTTAGCATTTTTACCTTTTGTTTCTTTACCAGAGATTGAAGGCTGTATTGTTACCTGGGATTTTATTGAGACTATTCATAGTAGAAGTTATACTTACATAATTAAAAATTTGTATTCACAACCAAGTGATGTATTTGATACAATTATTGGTGATGAGAAGATAGAAAGAAGAGCAAAAACTATTACAGAAACTTATGATGACCTAATCAATACAGGTTATAAATGGCATTTAAAACCAGATAGTGTTGATATGTATGAACTTAAAAAGAAATTATGGAAAGCATTGGTAACGGTAAATATATTAGAGGGTTTAAGATTCTATGTATCGTTTGCTTGTAGTTTTGCTTTTGGTGAATTAAAATTACTAGAAGGTTCTGCTAAAATTATTTCATTTATTGCTCGTGATGAATCACAACACCTAGCAATGTCTCAAAGAATTATTAATAATTATAGAGATTATGAAAATGATAGTGTGATGAATAAAGTAATTAAAGATACTGAAAAAGAAGTTTATCAAATGTATGATGAAGCAGTACAGGAGGAAAAACGTTGGGCAACATATCTATTTTCCAAAGGAAGTATGATTGGATTATCAGAAAAACTATTACACCAGTTTGTAGAATATATGGCAAACAGACGAATGAAAGGCATAGGTCTAACACCTCAATACGAACAAAAAACAAATCCACTTCCTTGGGTAGAACATTGGCTAAACAGCCGTTCAACTCAAAACGCACCACAGGAAACTGAAATAGAGAGTTATGTAATTGGCGGCATTAAACAAGATGTAAAGAAAGACCAATTTAAAAAATTCAAACTATAATGAAGACACCAAAAACCTGCCAAAATTGTCAGACTAAATATACCATAGAATGGGACGAAGATAAGTTTGACTTACAACCTTTGACTTGTCCATTTTGTGGATATGAAGTAGATGAGGAAGATGATGTTGAAAGCAGGTATGACGGCGAAGACGATAATTGGAATTGATTATAGTTTAACCAGCCCTGCCATTTGTATTAACAATGGCAGTTTAATGTTTTACTATTTAACTAATAAAAAGAAGTGGCAATGTGAAATGAATGAATCTATTGTTGGTTATGCACATAAAGAATGGACTGACCCTATTCAGAGGTTTAAACAAATATCTGATTTCGCATTAAATATAATCAAAAGCACTTACGAGCCTAAAGTTTACATAGAAAACTATTCATACGGCTCAAAAGGTCGTGCATTATTTCAAATAGCAGAGAATACTGGTCTATTAAAGTATAGACTTATGGAAGAAAAAATACCTTATGAGGTTGTTGTACCAAGTGTAGTCAAGAAAGGTGCAACAGGTAAAGGTAATGCAGACAAAGAAAAAATGTATGAGGCATTTGTTAAAGAAACTAAAATGGATTTAAAAAAAATATTCGATACTGATAAAGTAGGTAACCCTATATCAGATATCGCTGATAGTTATTTTGTTATGAAGGTTGGTAATGCTGTATCTGTTTAATACAAAAAGAGGAACAAGAAAATATATAGAAGAGTTTGGTAAAGGTCATAATCTAAAGTTTTTTGATTTTGCAGAGATAAAAGGACCAGAGTTTTACAATCAACATTGGCCAATGTGGAATGGTACCTTTCCAGATGAAGATGTTGAGGTTTGTTTTCAAGGTATTATTAGAGGTACTAAAAGACTTCAATTAGCTTGTGAAACAAATAATATACCTTATTATTATTTTGACCAACCTTATTTGTTTTCTAACGATTATCAACCACATCCAGGTTTTGGTCAACCTTGGTATAGAATTATAAAAAATAATGTACAGATGATTGATATTGATGAGAGACATAAAGAAAGATTTGAAAATATAAAAAGTATGTGTAGCAGACATAAAGATTCTTTAAATGAGATAACATTAAAAGATTGGAAAAAAGATGGTCAGACAATTATAATTATACCACCATCTATACATACAGCAACTTGGTACGATATTGAAGTAGAAACTTGGATAGAAAACATAAAAACTGAATTAAAAAAACATACAGATAGACCAATTCAGGTCAGATACAAATACGTAAATAGAAAACACGGTAAAAGAAACTCAACACCTTTAAGTGTTGAATTAAGAAATTGTTTTGCTATGGTATCTTGGCATAGTATGGCTGCTTGTGAAGCCGTTATTGCAGGTGTACCTAGTTTTACAAGTGAACATAGTCCAGCAAATAGAGTATCATATAGTTTAAATGACCTAGATAAAATAGAACAACCATTATATTCTGATTTAAGAGAGAAGTGGTTATGGTCTTTAATAGGTAATCAGTTTTTGTTAAGTGAGATTACAACAGATTATGCTTATAAGTATATTAACGGAGAATAAAAATGTTTTATCAACCTTTATTAAATAGTTTAAGAAATGCAGAGACCCATCACGAACCTTGGGAGTATCATACTTTTGGTCAGGTCTTAAACGAAGCTCAAATAGATGAAATAAGAAACGCTGAGGTTGTTAAAGATGGTGTATTGTTTGATGGTACAAGGTCAGGTTATAAAGATGGTGTTGGTAAACAAAATGATAAGATAAGAGAATATGTTACCATTGAAAACAGACACAAATATCCTAACTTATTTAATTTTATAAAAGAAATGCAAAGTTTACCTGTAAGAAAAGAATTTGCAAGACTAGTAGGTAATAAAGATAATTTTAAAAACTCATATGTTAGATTAGAAATACTAAATGATACGCAAGGGTTTTATTTAAAACCTCATTGTGATATACCAGAAAAATTAATATCAAGTTTAATATATGTAAACCAAACTGGTGAGAATGTAAGTTTAGGCACAGATTTATATAATGAAAAACTTGAATTGAAAAAAACGGTACCATTTTGGCACAACTATGGTTATGTATTTCACGGACCTAATAAATGGCACGGTATGGAAGAGGGCAAACAAATAAATGTAGAAAGAAGAGGTATACAATTAAACTATGTAACCTTTAAAACAGATTGGAAAGTATATGAGTGATTTATATAATAGAATGAAAGAGATTGAAGGCAAATATTTACAGCCTCAATCTTTCAAACAATATAAAAACTATTGGTTACCAGAATCAATAGTAAAAGAAAGTAAGAATGTATTATCGTATGGCGTACACCGTGATGTAGGTTGGGAACAGGCTATGTGTGTGGATAATCGTAATTTAAATATACATTGTTATGACCCTACACCCGATAGTGTTAAATTATTTGAGACTAATTTTAATTTTAAAGATAATATGACCTTTCATCAAAAGGCATATGCAAATAGCACTTTCTCGCAAGAGAATAGTAAGATGAAGTTTTACTATGACAATTCAGACTTGACAAAATGTTATTCACTATTACCTTTACCACAATTTGGTGAAAATCCTAGTTTTATTGAAGTAGATACAATTAATTTAGAGAAAAGTTTAAATGATGTAGATAATAAAGTAGATATAATTAAAGCAGACATAGAGGGTGTATGGTTTGATTTTTGTAGAGAAGTATTAGATTTAAATGTTGACTTCAAGGCTTTTCTTATAGAATTTGAAGTAAAACTTATTGATAATGAAACTAGTATAAAACAATACGAAGACTTACTAAAAGAATTTAAAGATAAAGGTTATCAATTATATTTAAATAGACCACGAAATAAAATATTAAGTGAAGCGGTTATACTAAAAGTTGACCATCAAGGCTAATAATGAACATAATGTTTCTAAACACCTGTGTAAATTTATATCAAAGAAATATTTTGGTAGATTTACAAAAGAACTTACTTAGCAAAGGTAAGAAATGGGAACTAAATGAAACTGACGATTATAAAGATTGTCAAAATGCAATAGTATTTGGTTCTACAAAGAAACATACAAGTAAACTATGGAAGATACAAAACAAAAGTCAAAGATTAAAAAACGAGATTGAAAGAACACATAATACTTTAACAACAGATAAAAAATTAATTGTATTTGAGACACCAATTTTAGGTAGAAAAATTACAGATGAACATACACATTATAGAGTTGGTTTAGACCACTTCTTACCTAAACTTGCAGATTTTAAATGGCAGGCAGACGATAAAAGATATCAAGTTTTAAAAAAACAAATAGATTTAAATTTAAAACCTTGGCGTGAGAAACATAAATCAAAAAATGTATTAATACTATGTCAAAATCCTTCAGACGCCTCGTTATTAGGTTTAGATATAAAACAATGGGTGATGGCTACGGTAAAACACCTAATGAGAGTTACCAAAAGAAAAATAGTTATTAGAAACCACCCATTAGCAAACGCTAGTATAACAGAAATGTTTGAACTTATGTATAAAATAAAACAAGTTGAGATAAGTGAGAATAGTTTAGAAAAAGATTTAGCAAATGCTCATTGTGCTATATCATATACTAGTGGTGCTTCGATAGACGCAATGATGAATGGCATACCAGTTATTACACCTAGCCCATATAATTTTGTGTATGGTATTTCATCACACGATTTAGAAAACGTAGAAAATCCTATTTTAGGTGATAGACTTTCTCTTTTATATAAATTATCATATACACAATGGAGTGTAGAAGAAATAATAGAGGGCAAACCGTTAAAGCATTTACTATGAATATAGCAGTAGTTACCACATTAAATAAAAAACTATATAAACAATATGGTTATAAATTCTTTGAATCATATAAATGGCCATTTGATTTAATTGTATATAGTGAAGACTTAAATGATATACCACATACAGATATTGTAGTTAGAAGTATTTTTGACGAGATACCAGAATGTGAGGAGTTTATCAATAGAAATAAACATAGACCAGTATCAGATGACCCTAGAACTGGTTTTTTGAAAGATGGTGTCAGATTTTGTTATAAAGTTTACGCATATACCAATGAGGTCTTGACAAGTGAAGATTATGATGGTATAATAGGCATAGACGCAGACAGCATATTCTATAAAAGAATAGACGCAGATTGGGTTAAAAAATATATACATAGAGATAATATGATGATGTCTTATCTAGGTAGAGGTGAAAAACAATATAGTGAGTGTGGCTTTTTATACTTTAATATGCAACACGAAAAGATAAAGAAGTATGCTCAAGAAATGAAATCTATGTATGACAAAGATGAGATATATAAATTAAAAGAACAACACGATAGTTATGTATGGGACTATGTGAGAAAAAGACACGAAAAGGACTACAAAACAAAGAATCATAATCTAGGTGATGGTAAAGGTGGTCACGTTCAAGCAAGGTCTATATTAGGACCTGTTTACGACCATATAAAAGGACCTAGTAGAAAAAAAACATTAAGGAGTCCAGAAGCAAGATGTTAAATTCATATTATACAGATGATATTATTAATAATAAAGTACCTAAAGAGTTAATAGAAAGTTATGATGAAGTTATAAAAAAACCTATTGACGAAAGATTTAGAAAATATGAAAAGTATTTTACTTATCACGAAGTATCAAAAGAATTAAAAGATTGGTTGCAAGAAGAGTTTAAAACTATTTTAGTACCAGGTAAAGAAAAGTATTATTATTGGGTAATTAAAGAATTGCCTATGTTTGTTAATAATACAATACAAGAACTAAATTTTTATCCTGTACAATTTGATAATACGTTAAGATTTTGGAATCAATGGTTTGAGAGAGAAAGAATAAATCAAACTAGAATGGTTGAAGATAAAGAGGCTGAGTTGTGTAAGTTTAAAGTTGAGCCTGTATTAAATAAATGGTCTAATTTCAAAGTAGATGAGATACACGATTTAGAACATAAGAAACCTGTTTATGGTATAGTTGCGTATGATTAATATTTTCATAGGATTTGATGAGGGCGAAAAGGTTGCCTTTCATACTCTATCAGAAAGTATTAGAAGATATGCTACAACGCCTGTATCTATTACACCATTATGTTTAGGTAATATACCAGGCTTTACAAGAGAAAAACAACCTAATCAATCTACTGATTTTGCATTTAGTAGATTTATGGTGCCATATTTAAGTGGTTTTAAAGGTTGGTCTATATTTATGGATTGCGATATGTTATTTCGTAGTGATATTACCGAGTTATGGGATATGAGAACTTTTAAATATTCTGTTATGTGTTGTCAACACGATTATGAACCTAAACAAAATGTAAAATTTAGAGGTGCAAAAAATGAGAAGTTTGAAAAGAAAAATTGGTCTAGTATGATGTTGTTTCATAATATAATGTGTACTAAACTAACACCAGAATATGTGAATACAGCCTCTGGTTTAGAACTTCATCAATTTAAATGGTTGCCAAATGACTTTTCTATTGGTAAGATACCGTTAGAGTGGAACTGGCTAGTAGGTGAATATGATTATAATGAAAATGCAAAAAACGTACACTTTACATTAGGTGGTCCTTATTTTAAAGACTATAAAGATTGTGATTATTCAAAAGAATGGCACGATACATACAATCAAATGACGAAAATTAATTTATGATTCATAAAAAACCATTAGACTTCGGAGATAAATGCGCTTTATTCTTTACTATGAGATTAAGGTGGTTTGCAGATACATTTTTTGCAAAACGATATGGTCATAGGGCTGTTGTATTAGAAACGGTAGCAGGTGTACCAGGTATGGTTGCAGGTATGTGGAATCATTTACGAAGTTTAAGAAAAATGAAACCAGATGATAGAGGTTGGATTAGACAACTACTTGAAGAGGCAGAAAATGAACGTATGCACCTTATGATATTCATACAGATAGCAAAACCAAACTGGTTTGAAAGATGGATGATTATTACAGCTCAGTTTTTATTCTGGCATTTTTATATGTTTTTATACATATTCTTTCCTAAAGTTGCACATAGAATGGTAGGATACTTTGAGGAACAGGCAGTTATAAGTTATACAGAATACTTAAAACAGATTGATAATGGTAGCACAAAAAATATACCAGCACCAAAAATTGCTATTGGATATTATGGTTTGAAAAAAACGGCTAAATTAAGAGACGTTATTCTTGCAGTTAGACAAGATGAAAGAGGACACGCAAAGGTCAATCACGATATGGCAGATGTAATAAAAAAGGAAAAAAGATGATTATAACCCACAATATAGCTTGGGATAAATGTTTATCTCATAAAATTTGGCCAGCAATAAAAAAAGGTTGGCAAGACGCAGACCACGAAATACATTTTTTCTGGGGTTTAGCAGGTAAAAATGTAGATAAAATTAGAGAATGTATAAGATTTGATAAAGAATGGTGGTACGTAGATGTAGGTTATTTAAACGCACCTTTCACTAGATATCCAGAGCCTAGAGTTGATTGGGATAGAATGTACTTTAGAATATGTAAAGGTAATTTACATACAATAAGAGGTAAAGTAGGCGATGGTACTAGATTATCTAAAATAGAAAGTGAGGGCATTGATTGTCAATTTAAAGGTTGGCAAACAGGTGAAATGACACACTTCTTATTAGCGCCATCATCACCAATGGTAACAATGCATATTAACGGAATGTCTGTATCAAAATGGATTGAAGTTGCAAGTGAACAAATTAAACAGGCTACTATTAATACAGAGTTTGCAGAAATGCCAATTAAGATTAGACAAAAACCTAGACCAGGAAATCAATGGTGGCAAACTGATATAAGAGACGATTTAAGAGGTTGTCAAGCATTAGTAACCAATATGTCATTATCAGCCATTGACGCAATATTAAATATGACACCAGTATTTGCACATAAAAGAAATATAGCAAGTTTTATATGTGGTCAACATATGGGTAAGATTACAAAACCTATGAGACCAGGACATAAAACGGTAAATGAATGGTTGAAAATGGTAGTTGATAATCAATTTAAATTATCAGAGATAGAAGATGGTACAGCATATAAACTATTGATGAACCAACCAAATAACTTACTAAAACCAGAGCAGATTCAAGAACAAGTTAAGATATGATAAATTTTGTTTGTGTTTTTTATGGCAACAAATACAAACCGATTTATGTACAACACCTATACAATATGGTTAAGAGACATTTAACGGTTGACCATAAATTTGTATGTTATACAGATAATACCAAATTACATAAAAGAGTTAAAGGTGATATAGAATTTAAACAATTTCCTTTGTTTGATGAACAAGGGTGGTGGAATAAAATGCAGTTGTTTCATCCAGACAATGGTTTAGATGGCGTAAATCTATATATGGATTTAGATGTGGTTATATTAAAGAATATAGACCAGATGGCCACCTTTGGTGATGATATGACCTTTGGTGTATTACACGATTTTACTGGTTTTGACGGTATTAATTCGTCCATTATGAAATGGAATAATAAGAATGCCACACCGGCTGTGTGGGAAAAGTATTATGAAGATAGAACAAAATGGAGACGGTTTCAAGGAGACCAAAATGTGACCTATGAACTTCTTAAGCACCTTCCCTGGATGAGATATATGCCTAACAAATGGACTTTTTCATATAAGTGGTTTACCAGAGAAGACCCTAGATTTCATAAGTCAGATTGGACGTTTGAAAAAGACGCCGAATCGTTGGTTTCCGTGTTTCACGGACAACCAAATCCACACGAATCTACTGAACAATGGGTACTAGACAACTGGAAATAGAACATAACCAGAACATCTAGCTCCAGAACGTAGACCAGGTCTCAAAAAAAAATTCAAAAAAAGTGAAAAAAACGCTTGCTTTCTATGCCAGGTATGATATTATAATTGTATATGATAAAGAAAAAAACACTACAAGAGAGAATAAGAGACGCTAAGAAAAGAAATCTCTTGACTCTATTACAAATTTTTGATATAATTATAAACAATAAAGGAGAAAAACACTATGGCTAAAGTTAAATCATACTATACTGAACTTGCAGATGAGCAAGTTACCGATATCATCAAGTCTTATACTGATGGTAAAATTACTAAAGAGAAAGCGAAAGCTGATATCTCTAAAGTTGATAACCTAGAGTTGATTGATATTGATGATGAAAATATTGATGACGTTTTATATTACGCTTTAGAAGACGCTAAGGCGGTTGCTTAATGAAAGTACCTAGATATTTAATAGTTGATAAGTTAAACGAAGTTATTGACAAGTTAGATAATGGTCAATCAAGCTCAGATGTAGAACTTTTAAAATCTGATATGAATGACGCAGTTGACGATTTAAGAACATTGAGAGACGATATTGATGAATAACGAATTGAAAAAAAATATTATGAAGGAGATTGACAATATGATTACAAGAGAATCAGTTATAAACTTAACTTATTGGCAAGAGTATCAAGACCCCGAAGACCACGATTTTTTCAAAATTCACCACACTATTTTTAGAAATGTACCATTATCTCAATTAAAGAGATTAAATTCAGAATCATTTAAAAACAAAATTAAAAAGTATTGCGATAAGCATTATGTTGAAAATGCTAGTAATGCTACTGGACATAGTGGTGTTGATATGATACACGGTTCAGAATATTATAATACTTATTATGATGTTTTTGGTGCAGAGACAAGCACAGGTTTAGATAACGCTTTATTTAATGATTATGGTCAGTTATGGAATGGCAGACAATTTTTTAAATATGATTTTAAACCAGAACTTACAGAAAGATATAAACATAAAAATTTAAACAAACAAGTAGGAGGATACACTAATGATAATTAATGTAGGCGACAAGATTATCGGTAATCACGGTAGAACTGGTGAGATAATCAATATCGGTATCGCTACAGAAATGACCGATATAGCGGCTGAAAATGATACAGCCCTAAATGCAAAAACATATGATACAGACCTTGGTTATAAAGGTGCTGTGACCTATTCAGGTGATAATGGTACTTACTGGTGTTATTTTGACCAGATAAAAGATAACCTTACTGAAAAGGAAAAGTCAGATGTTGATGTTCAAATTAACCTTGAAAACGAATGGTGGAAATAATGAACGATATAGTAAGTATAGCTTTATCTGTTCTTGTATTATGTATGGTATTTTATATGTTATACTTAACAAGAGACGTTAAGAAAATTCTTGACAAGATGATAAAGAGAAATAAAAAATACGATAAGGATATTGAGAAGTCAATTAAGGCAAACAATGACACAGCCTAATCCTTGGGAACAAGATATAATTGATAACGCAGTAGAATATTCTATTGTTGAGTGGCGTCCATTGAATAAGACCACCAAAACAATATTAAAAACTTATGCAGAGGCAAAAGATTTATATGCCAAAACTATAAAAGAACATACTGCTACATTAGCATATGCAATAGATAAAAAAGGTAGCCACGCTAACTTGAATCATTTAGAAGATTTTAAAACAAAGGTAAAATATGTCAAATCAAAGACCAGGTAAATTTCAATCAAGACCAGATGGTATGACTCAAGAAATGGGTACGCTTAAGTTTTTTAAACTAGCACAAAAGGTGTTAGAAAAAGAGGGAAAATCAGACGAAGCATTTAACTTTGAACAGATGGCCGACTGGATACAATCAGGAAAAAGGTTGCCAAATACAGAGGAAGATGTTATAAAGGCTTTAGGAATATAGAATTAGAAAGGACCTATATGAAATACAACGAAGATAAAATAATCAAAGAAATTCACGACTACATCAAAGGTACTTATGGTGAACATTATAGTACCACAAAAGACGGTTTCCAGGTTCAGGATATGTTAAGACACCTGAATATTGATAAAGACTTTTGCCAAGCAAATGCCATTAAATACCTTTGCAGGTATGGTAAGAAAGCTGGTAAGAATCGTAAAGACTTATTAAAAGCGATTCACTATGTTATATTATTAATGTCAAGTGAGGACAAGGATGCCAAAGGCAAAACTAACTAGAGAAGAAAAATATAATATTGCTTTAAAAAAGCATATCAAATGGATGAGGTCTTTAGGCCTAAACGTTTCAGATGATGGTAATATCATTAAGTCCCGAAGCATAAGTATTAATGAGGGTTATTACCCTACAACCGATTTATCAGATGTTCAACCAGCACCAGTCCTTTCTAATTACATTGGTGCTGGTGGGACAAAACAAGACAACTCTTGGAAAATAGAAGAGAGTAAAAAATTCACAATAGTACCAGCATATAACAAAGGTCCATATATGGTGGTTTCCAAATCAGACTTGAAGACAGCAGGAAGGAAAGTCTAATGAACGAAGTATTACAAATTATTGATGACCTGAAAAAGGTAAAACAAAAATTGGTGAGTGGCGATACTACCGGTGCAATCAAATTGATTGACGAAACGGTTGCCTATAAGGAAAAAGAAGTCAAGGAGTTTGAGACTTGGCTTGAGGAAGAGCATAAACTAGAACAATCTGGAGTTGAAGAACAATACAATTTACCCTTTCCAGAGGGGGTACGGTAGTACGTAAAATGGTTGATTCGTCAATCCTGGTGCATCCTAGGCGCTTAAATATGTACAAAAAGCGAGACTTTATGCGATTTATTGGAGGCTTGACATTTCCAACGTTTTCCTGTATAGTATATACAATTAACTTGGGAGGGTTATAATATGTCGTTTAATTATAGTAAAGAGACTCTATTCGCTGAGTTTGATGTTGCGAAACAAAAAGACATTAAGTTGTCTAAAAAGAAATCACAATTTGATAAAGAGAATGACAAATTTGATAACAGAATACAATTCTTCAAAGACCATATAAAATTAAAGAAAGAAAAACCACAATACTATTCTAACATAGATGTGAATTTTGAAAAACTATTAGAAGCCTGGTCAAGTGCTAGTCCGATTGACCACTTTTATCAATCAGTTTTTGGTATGTCATATGCCGAAAAAATGAGAATATCTGAACTTGAATTAGCAGAGAAGAAAGCTGAAAGAGGTTTAGGTGAGTAATTATCTAACAGACCAACAAGTGGAGGAAATTGTGGATAAAGTAATAAAGAAAGTATGGGAGAAAATATTAATGTATGGTATTGTTTTAGTATTTGCATTTATATTAGTATCTTTAGAACTTAATAAAGCGAAAGCAGACGAGAAGTCAATTACGCCTACTGAATTTAAAGAGGCGATAGTTGAAGTACCTGGTAAAGTATCAGAGTTTGCTCAAAGTGAGTGGGAAAAAACAAAAGAGTACCAAGCAGAGTCTTGGGCAGATATGAAAGCACAATTTGTTTCTACAAAAAACAAATTAAGTGGTTTCTTTAGTAATTTGAATTTAGATTAATGCATAATATTAAACAATTTTGTGATAAGATAGATTCTATCAAGATGATGGCGGATGATTTGAGAAAAACTCCGCCGTCTGATAAGACATTAAGAAACAAGATTGAGGTAATTCAATCAGATTGTTTATTAGTGGCTAAGGGTAAAGTAGATATTGAATTTTTTGAGAATATAAATGATTATGAAAAGAATATTGATAAAGACAACCATTATGATTATAATGGTGTTGACATTAACAAATTGTAGTACCGTAAATAGAACTCACGTTGGTGCAGTATCAGCCGGTGCTTCGACTACAGCAGGTTGTGTTGCATTAGGTGTATCAGACCCATATGCTATTGCCGGTTGTGCTATCACAGGCTCTTTTATAGGTGCCGAACTATTATACAATTCAGATAAAGATGTTCATAACGCCGTATTTGTAGACCATTTAAATACAAGTGGTAACGGCTCAAGTTATACAAACTGGTATAATTCTAAAACTGGTAATTCAGGTATAATTCACATAACAAAATCATATACACAGGGGCCATTGAAGTGTAAAGAATATGACCACACTATTGACATTACAAATAGTTGGCCGTTAGTTGGTGTAGGTGGTGTTAATAGAGAAGTTGTATTTGGTACTGCTTGTCAAATGCCTGATGGTCAATGGATTAGGAAACCATAATGAGTGATAGATATAAAGAACGAATAGAACAATTAGAATTAGAGATTAAAGATAAAGAAACAGAAATTGAAATTTCAGGTCCTGTTAGAGTAAAAGAATTAGAAGAAGAAATTTATAATACAAAAGAAAGTGTGAAGGAGTTAAAAAAATATGTTTGACCCATTTAATAATTTTAGAAAGTATATGACCTGGACATTTGTGTTGATTGTGTTTTTACTAATGTCTGGTATTGCTATCGGTAATGAGAACGGAGATTTATCTGGTAAAACTTATCCTGTTAGCAAAGTTAATACTTCAAAAGTCGGTGAGATATTAGACCGAATCGACCAAGTTAATAATGATACCTCTGTGTATCATCAAAAAATTCAGCCCCTGAATCCTGAAGATACAGGCGGCCAATACTGCTTTATTAAAGTTATCATTAAACAACAAGGTGATACTATAATAAAAGAAGAGGTTATGGAATGTGCTGATGGTAGGAAAAAGTTTGACGGTCCTAGTTATTGGGATTTGTTTGCTATGTTCTATTATCACGACATTAATAACCCCAAATATTGCCGAGAATATTCTCGGCCTAGACACGCCTTTAAATCATATGGTACAATGTGTCTAAAACCAAACGGAAAATGGGAGGTAAAGTAATATGATTAGAAACTTAATCATAGTTGCTCTTGCACTCATTATAATATATGATGTATCAAGTGACCAGGCGTTAGGATACGTTCAAACCACGCTTGACTTTTTACAAAGTTTAGTATATGATGTACAGGAGAGTAAAATAAAATGATGAAAAATAAAGTGAAAATTGTAGGTGCTATAGCAGTTGCGTTGATGTTGAATGCCTGTGCTGGTGGTACATACAAAATTAAATCTGAAAACGGAAAGACAATGAACCAAGTACCGAAGTGGTATATGTCAGACTTTTCTGAAAGAAAAGCTTGTGATACAGACCTAATTGGTAAGGGTAAAGATAAGTTATGCCTATTTGGTGTTGCAACAGCCGTTTCACCAGACCTTCAACTAGCAATAGAGAAAGCGAAAATGCAGGCTAAATCTGAAATCGCTGATATCGTTGCAGGTGAAATGAACAAACAATCTAAGCAGTTTATAACTGAATTAGGTAAAACAAATAGTAAAACAACCGTTACCGAGGTTGAGTCAACGTTAGTTAACGTTATCAAAAATACACCTGTAAGAGGTTATGAGATATGGAAACAAGACGTTACCAAAACAAAGAACGGTTATTATAGAGCGTGGATTGGTATGAGACTACCACTTGGCGAGTACAATAAGATGTATAATTACACTATTGAACAGGCTATGGACGCTTATAATGTTAAAGAAAATGCTAGTATTGCGTTTAAAAAAGTATTAGAGAATTCTAATGACGATAACAATTTACAGCAAAACTAATTGTGTTTATTGCACGAAGGCTAAGGCCTTGTTAAAAGGCCTTAACCTAGAGTTTACAGAAAAAACACTAGAAGAAGATTTTAACGGTGATGCCAAAAAATTAATAGAAGATATTGGTAAACCAGTAAGGACAATGCCACAAATTAAAGTTGATGGCAAATTGATTGGCGGATATAATCAGCTAGTAGAACACTTTGCTGATAAAAAAAAAGTTAATTTCAAGGGAGAAATAATTGGTGAATGATAATGAAAATATTATATTGTTTCCGTCAGATAAGATTAAAAGAAAAGTACCTGTCGGTGAAAAACAACAATCAAAGTTTGCCGAAGAACTTAAAAAGAAACAAACTAGAGACTTTGTTGAATCTTTAGTTGATGATATAGGATTTGAATTACTTAAAAAGTTTGTTGATAATGGCGTTAGAACTAAAACACAAACATTTACAAAGGACCTTGCAATAGTGATTGATACAATTAGAGGTCTTGTATATAGAGATTTTGAATTACCACACCCAGCACAATTGTTGAGTGAAAAAATGGTAGACTTAAAAGTTAATAAAGATGGTAATTTTAGAACAGCTAAGATTACTTATGATATGTTTATGAATAAACCTACTAAACCTAGAACTGGTTTATCAAAAGACATAAAAAAAGAATTAGAATATCTACGAGAAGGCGGGGACTTATTTGAACCTGATTTTGACCTAGATGACTAATAGTAGGCATACTTTAATATGCAGAAAGTGAGAGGATTAGACATATGTTTAATTTTTTTAAAACCCTAGAAGGAGATAATGTTATGGCTAGAACCAAACTATCAAAAACAGCAAAGATTAGAAATCTTTTTGCTAAAGGTGCTGATGTTTCTTGGAAACAAATGAGAAACACTTACGACCTTAAATCACCAGCTGCAATGGTTGGTAAATTAAGAAACGAAGGAATGATGATTTATGAGAATAGAACATCAAAAGGCGTTTCTTACAGAGTTGGAACACCATCAAAAGCTATTATAGCTGCTGGTATCAACGCTGTGTTCGGTAAGCAAGTTGCTTATTCGGCGTAATTAAACGACAGGAGACAGGGGCCCCCGAGGCCCCTGTTTTCACAAAAAGGTTAAAAAAAGGTTTTTATGACAGATAGTGATGAGAAACAAAGAAGTTTAGACGCAACAATGGAAAATGAAGGCAATAGAGACCTATCACCAATGGTGCAAATTTCAGTTAAAGAGTATGACAATTTAAAAGACCAAGGTAAATATATTACAGACCCTACTTTAATCGCAACAATAGATAAGATAGAGTTTTTTGTAAAAGAATTAAGGAAACACATAGTAAGAAAATTATAATGATTAATTTTATTACATATCTTATAAACAGACTAACGCAATTTAGAGAGTATCTTATAGAAAGGTCAATACCTAAAGGGCAAACAGCTCAACAATGGGCAGATGGTTATAAGAAGTGGCAACAAACACAAAAGAAAAAATGAGTGAACAACCACAATTATTTGAGACCGAAGACCAATATGGTAATGATATCATACAAGGTCCTAAATTAGTAAAAAGAAAATTATCCACAAAAGAATCAATAATAGACCCTAAAAATCCAAGTACCGTTGGTACTAGTTGGTCAAATTTAGGCAATCATACATTGACAATTATGTTTATATGTGGTATAGTGTTTGTTATAGTAGCAAGTTATGGATAAAAAAGAAATAGAAGAGATAGAAAAGCATAACGAATATGTTATGAAACGTATGCACCCAGCGGCAATGATACCAGGATTTTTTATTGCATTTATGGTAATAGTTGGTTGTTTATTTAAAAATTATATGGGTTGGTAATGGGCGAATTTAATCAAGGTATATACGGAGCATTAAAGACATTAATTAAAGGGTCATCTGTAACCTTGGCCGTTATATATACATTAGGTCATATTATAATAGCAATGACCGTGGTATCTGTAATGACAGGCGCTAGTTTATGGGAATCAGGCGCAGTTGCATTAATAGAACCGTCAATAAATGGTATATGGTTTTACTTTCTACACAAAACTTGGAAAAAAATGACAGGCTAGTTATGACCTTGGCAGAATCAGTAAAAAATAAACCAATGACCAGAAAAGTTGATACTTATGAGTATCAATCATTAGCAGATTGTATTAGAAGTGACCAAGTACCAGCTTCAGAAATAGCAGAAATCTTTACAGATAAGGCGTTTTACAAATGGTACAAAAAGAAGTATTTAAAGAAGTATAAATAGGAATACGAATTGGAGAACAATATGGCAGACAATGATAAAAAAATTATGGAATCGCAACACCAACAAAGATTAGGTATTATGCCTAAAGCAAATATGGATACTGGTAATGTAGGTACAGGTGAATTGCTAATTTCAGAAATTCTAACTAAAGTAAATAACGCAAAAGACAAACCAAAGAAGATAGCAGTATTACAAGAATATGACTCGCCTTCTTTGAGAATGGTTTTAAAAGGTGCATTTGACCCTAAAATTAAATGGGCACTACCTAGTGGTACACCGCCTTATATGGCTAACGAAGCACCAGTAGGAACTGAACATACTCTATTGAGAAATGAAGCTCAAAGACTATGGCATTTTGTTGAAGGCGCTGACGCTAATACTACCAAAACTCAAAAAGAGACAATGTATATACAGATACTTGAAGGCCTATCAAAAGAAGAGGCACAGGTATTACTTGATATGAAAGATAAGAAGTTGAATAAGGTATATAAAGGATTAAGTGAATCAGTAGTAAAAGAAGCGTTTGGTTGGGACGATAATTTTGTAAAACCAGAACAAAAATAGAACAAAATTCACAAAAAACCCTTATTTTTCACGCTTTTTTGATAAAAAAAATGGTTGCCATAACGCACCCGGTAGTATATACTTAACCTATAAATATTGATATAGGAGAAATACATTATGAAAAAGTTGATTTTTATGTTCTTTGTTGTTTATATATGGTCTTATGCCATATTTAACGCTACAAGAGCAGACGCAAATGAGTATAACACAGCAGTTATAGGTCATATCATACAAACAAAAATGAATGGCGGTTCTGTTGACACTTCAGTTTTAGAAGCTGAAATGGAAAAGTTGGCGTACAACTTTGCTACAGAAATGACGTTTGTTATACAAAAACATTTACCATATATTCTTGAAGGTATTGCTTCAGAATTGAGACAAGAATCAGATAGAGTATATAAATGTAAATTACTTGAAGGTAGCTCCTATGAATGTAAATAAGCTATGCCAAAACTTACAAGTAAAAAACTCAAAGTCAAAAAACTCATCAAAAGAGGTGTAAATGCTTCTGGCGAGAGACAATATAAAACTACCTATAAAGCAATCAAAAAATATTTTAAAGTCATCAACGAAGGAATGTTTGGTGGCAAATTATCACCATTTAACGAAGTTGAAATTAAGAACTTGGCTAGACAAAAATGTGTCGGTCAAGTCAACATATTGGAGTGGAAGAGAAAAGGTACTAGAAGATACCATCTTGAAATGTTACCAAATTATCCTAATCTTCAATACTTTCTTGATACATTGTGCCACGAAATGGTACACCTATATCAAATGCAGAATTTGGGCGACACAGGAAACCATAACAAGTTATTCTGGTCGTTTGAAAAGAAGGCCAAGACACTTGGTCTAGGTTTATAACCCTAAACAAAGAGAGAATTATATTATGCGAAAGACGAAAGAACTAGACCACCACCTAAAACACATTATCAATAATGTGCCAATCAACCTAGAAAAATTTATAGATAGCGATAAGTCTAAAGTTACCTATTATACTGGTAATTGGGCTAAAGACGTATTAGACAACTTTACAGAAAAACAATCAGAAAAAATATTTAAGAAGATTAAAAAAATGATGTCTTCTAATCCTAATATTATGTTTGTTCAGAAACGTATGACACCAATTCACGTTGGTAGTTGGTCTCAATATGGCGAACAAGAACCACACGATATTACAGGATTTGAATACATAGCAATTAAGAGGTAGTATGGTAAAAAAAATTAAAAATGAAGTAAGTAAGAAACTACCAGGAGTTTGGATGTGGACTAAAAGAATATTTTGGTCATTGTTAGTATTAGGTATTGTTTATGGTGCCGGTACATTTTACCCTAACCCATTAGCAAAGAAATGGGCAAATGAAGAGTTGAGACAAGAGCATACTAAATGGGCACAAAATTTAGGTTTATATCCACCAGAAATGAGATATAAAACTAATAAAGAATTTGTATTAGCAGTTAACTATTGTGTTGATTATTTAAACTTTACAACACCAGCAGATAAAAGAGTGCCAATAGAAATGTTAGTAGGTCAGGCAGTATTAGAGTCTGGCTGGGGTAAATCAAGATTTGCAAAAGAGGCAAACAATTTATTTGGTATCAGAGTATTTAAATCAACAGCACCACATTTATTACCAAAAGGCATAGAAGAGTGGCAAGGTTGGGGTGTTAGAGTGTTTGAAACTAAATGTGATTCTGTAAAAGAATATATTAGATTATTAAATGAACACCCAGCATATGAAGACTTTAGAACTATGAGAGCTAAAATGTTGGCAAAAAATCAAAAGTTAGATTCAAAAAAACTTATAAAAACTTTAAAAGCATTTTCTACAACCGAAGATTATGACCAAAGAGTTATTAATATGATGAGTAAGATTGATAAAGTTATTTCAGAAAAGTAATAAATACCATCACTATGTTTACAATAATATTAACATTTTTTAGTGCGATTTCTATATCTATAATAGCTGCTGGTTATTCTATTATAGGTTTAGCAACGATATTCGCCGGTGCATATGTACCAATTATTGCTATGGGAAGTGCCCTAGAAGTTGGTAAATTAGTAGCGGCCAGTTGGTTGTATAATAATTGGCGAAATGAGTTAGTACCAAAAACTATAAAGGCATATTTAACAACGGCAGTTATAGTTTTAATTTTTATAACGTCTATGGGTATTTTTGGCTTCTTATCAAAAGCACACCTTGATAGTGTACAACCACAAGCAAACTTTACAATACAAACTAGTTTAATTGATAAACAAATACAACAAGAAGAACGTAATATACAAAGAGCAGAAAAAACTTTATCTCAATTAGATAAATCAATAGAAGTGTATTTAAATAATGAATATGCAACAAGAGGTTTAAGAGAGAGACGTAAACAAGAAGAAGAGAGAAAATTATTAAAAGAAGAGATACAAAAATCTACATTTAATATATCAGAATTATATAAACAAAAGAGTACAATAGAATTAGACCAACAAAAGATAGAAGCAGAGGTTGGTCCGTTAAAATATATTGCAGAATTAATTTATGGTGAGAACGCAAAAGACCACTTTGATGAGGCAGTAAGATATGCCATAATGGTTTTAATATTTGTTTTTGACCCATTAGCAGTATTATTATTGATAGCGGCTAACATATCATTAAGGACTTGGAAAAATGCAAGAGCAGAAAAACAAAAAATTAAAGACGAGGAAGAGAAGGCCACCAAAAAACAAAAAGATTGGCAAAAAGAGGCTGTTAACGCAAAAGCTAGAGCGAAAAACTACCGAGATAAGCAAAAAGTTTATAAAGACTTTTTTGGTAAATTAGGTAAAAGAAAACTAGTAAACAGAGATTACGAGGACTTTTTCAGACAAATGGGTACTGAAGAGTTAAAACAATTAGGTTTAGACCCGGATGAAATCCGAATCAAACTAGACCAGATAATGGAGTGGAATGACCCGAATATTAATCCTACTAGCAATAAGTAGTCTGTTAATGGGTTGTATGAAAACAACCTGTGTTTCAGATATACAATGTGAGAAAAAGCTAGATTGGAACGACCCTAAATTTTCACTATTGCGAACCGTTATCACTAATGGTGCCAATGTAGGTAAATAAAGCTTGACAATAACTATATAATGAGGTATAATGAAACTAATGATTATGACAGACGATATTAATAAACTAATTCATCCAGATTTACAGATGAGGCGTATCAAAAGCGCTGAAGATAGATGTAAGAAAGCAACAAGTGATTGGGGTAAAAACTTTTGGTACAATACTTTTAAAGCGTTGTGTGAAAAGTATGATAAGATGGATTATTTTAGGAAGGCAATACACTAATGAATATATTTTATTTGCATAGAGACCCGGTAGTTGCAGCTGAAATGAGTTGTGATAAACACGTAGTCAAAATGATTTTAGAATCAGCACAATTATTATCTACTTGCCATAGAGTACAAGATGGTATAGAGTGGTATGATAAAACTGCCAATGGTAGAAAGATTAAAAGATGGCGACACCCTAATAAAAATATAGACGCTGTTCTATATAAAGCAGGTTGGGTAAAACATCCTAGTACAATATGGTTATTTGAAAGTGCCTATAACTATATGTGGTTATATAAACATATGATGGCTTTAAATGAAGAGTATAAAAAAAGGTACAATCATACAGATGACCATATTACAATTACAAAACTTGGTGAACTATTAAAGTTTCCACCTAAAAATGCAAAAATAAATAAAATAGGTACTGACCCACAACCAGCAATGCCTGAATATTGTAAAGTTGATGGTGACGCAGTTGGTAGTTATAGAAACTACTATATACTAGAGAAAAAAAGATTTGCTACTTGGAAAAGTCCAGCAAAAGTACCAGAATGGTACAAAGAGGGTAAATTATATGGCAACGAAACAGACGAACAATACATCTAAGCCTAAAATTTACGAAAGAAATCCTGACACAGGCGTAATAAGATGGCGTTATGTAGGTGAGTCACCTGATAAATTTGGGTGGCCTAATTATGGTAGAATATTGAAGGAGAAAAAATGCGTAAAGAAATAATCGAAGCGGTTAGAAAACACGCTGAAGGTCATATTTCAAAACATAAAGCAAATGTTGAAATACTTATGCAAAAAGCGGTCGGTATTGGTGAACACGGCGATGTGTTAGCTGAAATCGAAAAAGAGTTAAAAGTGATTGCAGAGTATGATGACCAATTAGCTATGTTAGATAAGTATTTCACTTATGTTGACCCGCTTAAGAGTCAAGGCTAATGCCGACTTATACTTTTGAAAATACAAAGACAGGAAAAGTCTTTGATGACTTTATGTCAATGGCGGATAAAGAGACATATTTAGAACAGAATCCACACATAAAACAGATTATCAATAAGATAAATATAGTTGCAGGTGTAAGTGGTCGTAGTTATAGAAGTGACCAAGGTTGGAAAGAAAATATGTCAAGAATAGCAGAAGCACATCCAACATCACCATTAGCAGATAGGTATGGCAAAAAGTCTATCAAACAGGCCAAAACAGAACAAGTAATACAAAAACACCGTAGAAGAAAGCAAGGTAAAAAATAATGTCAAAAGATATACCAGATTATATGCGTGGTTTTGACCTTGATGATGATTGGGGTATGACGCCTGTTAGCAATATGCCTAAACAGGAAACAACGATAGACCCTAAAGCTATTGACAATCAAAATTTAGAATTATCAAAAGTAAAAAATGATGTATCATCTATTAAATCTATGATGAATGAGGTTATGCAGATTGTTGCTGATAAAGAATCGGTAACAAAAGAAATAAATGATGAAGATATTAAAACAAGGTTCAAAGATATAGAAAAATTGATATTACCATTTTTATATAACCTAATGAAGAGTGATGAACCTTACATACATTGGCCTAATAGAAGTCCAATTATTAAGGCACAAATAGAAAAGTTAATGAAACTAACAAGAGGTTAAGAACAAATGAAACTAAGCAACAATTTTAGTTTAAAAGAAATGACAGCTTCACAGACAGCTATCCGTAAAGGGATTAATAATAATCCTAGTGAAGACCATATGAATGCTTTAAAAGCATTATGTGAAAATGTTTTACAAAAAGTTAGAGACCATTATGGTAAGGTTGTATCCGTATCTAGTGGGTATCGTAGTCCAGACCTTTGCGAGGCCATAGGCTCAAGCAAAAATTCACAGCACGCCAAGGGGCAGGCGGCGGATTTCGAGGTGTTTGGATTGAGCAACGCTGAATTGGTAAAGTGGATTTCAGAGAATTGTGATTTTGACCAAATGATATTGGAATTCCACAATTTAGATGAACCTAATTCCGGGTGGGTACATTGCTCTTATCGTGCAGATGGTGAAAACCGAAAGCAGATATTGAGGGCATTTAAGAACGAAAGCAATAAGACTTGTTATGAGTCTTATGACCCTAATTGAAAGGCAAAGCGGGACGAGTTAAGAGATAGTCCCGAATTAATTAACGACCATTTAACGTTATATAGGTCAAATTAGGCTTGACATTTATGGTTGTGATGTATATAATAGAGAAAATGACAAAGAATTGGAAACAAATATAATGGCAAATTTTATACAATTAGACGAAAGTAAATTCCCAAAGTCCAAGGGAATGAATCAAAACGGATTTAGATTTTACAACATTGACGGCAAAAACTATCCTTCAGTTACCAGTATTTTAGGTATCAAGAAAAAAGAAGGTTTAGAACAATGGCGTAAGAATGTTGGTGAAGAGGCTGCTAAATGGGAAATGGCTAGAGCAGCTCGTAGAGGTAAGGCAACACATACTCTAGTTGAACAATATTTAAAAGGTGAACCACAAACGATACGTGATGTCTTACCTATCGGTATGTTCAGACTTTTAAAACCTTATCTTGACCAAATCAATAACATACATTGTTTAGAAAGAATTATGTACTCACATAAATTGACACTTGCTGGTCAAGTTGATTGTATCGCTGAGTACAATGGTAAATTATCTGTAATTGATTTCAAAACGGCAAACAAAGAACGTATTGATAGTTGGAATACTAATTACTATTTGCAATGTACTGCTTATGCAATTATGTATGAAGAGCTATTCGGCAAACCAATAGAACAAGTTGTCATCTTACAAGCAGGTGAAGACGGCAGTTGCCATAGTTTCGTGAAACAAAAAAAAGATTATTTGTCTCAACTAGAAAAAGATATTAAGGACTTTTATAAATATTATGAAGAACTTAATAAATCAAAAATAAATCAATAATCAAACCTTATTAAGTCTCACAGGAGAAAAAATGCAAAAAATAATAATAGCATTGCTCATTAGCTTAGGTGTGTTTATCACTCAAGCAAAAGCAGACCACGAATACGCAGAAATACCAGACGCTGGCTTAATGCCATTAGGTTTACCTGCTCAATGTGGTCCTAGTGAGGTCGTGAATATGTACATACAAAGGTTTGATTTTAATCCAGAGACGTTTTCAGTAGCGAGAGAAGGCGCAAAAGCCGAAAATCCAAGCGCCTACTTTGTATATACGTTTGTGTCAAAAGATAGAAGTCAACACCTTATTGTTTTAACAAGTCCAGATGGACTAGAAAGCTGTATAGTATCTCACTCTTTTGACCTAGCATATGCACACAAAGAGCAAACATAGAATTACTTGTTGACATAAAGCATAATAAGTATTGAGGACGTGGGTGCAACTCCCACCACCTCCACCATAAACACATTAGAGGAGATTATATGTTAAAGTGGTTAAAAAAATTGTTTACTTTTAAACACCAAGGTGATTTAAGTAAGCATAGATTACATACTTTAAAATATGAAGACCTTTGTAAATAGTGTGTTTATGGGGGGTGTGGTAGGTTCGACTCTTACCGAAAAACTTTATAGAGAGTAATAGTTGGCGAACTTAAACGCAATTTAAATGGCAATTCAAATTTTGCCCTTGCTGCCTAATTTTTAGGTGACGGAGTTTGTAGGTGTACTTGGCAACAGAAACACCTACGCTTTACATTTAAATAAAATTATGATATATATGGACCTATGAATAGTAAAGAATTTACCCAAAAAATAAACGATATCGTAAAAGATAAAAGACCAATTTCTTATATTGACGCCATAGTCCACTATTGCGAATCAAACAATATAGAAGTTGAAACAACAACAAGACTAATATCAAAATCATTAAAAGAAAAAATTAAAGCAGAGGCTTTAGACGCTAATCTATTGAAGATTAAAAAAGGCGGTACTTTACCTGTATGAATGGTTTAGAATTTCTATATCATTTATTATTTGTAGAAGTAGATAAAGGTCTATGGAGTATAATACTATTAGGCGTAATTTTTACTATTATAAGTATTGTTATGGATTATGGTTATGATGAGACTAGGGATAAACATTAATGTATGGTGGTTTTGATGTATATAAAGTGTATCTTGGTGTTAAATTACACTTCACAACCGACACATACGACTATGTAAAATATGGTGGTAAAACAAATGCAACATTGGACACGTTTACTAAAAGAAAAGATAGATACTTTTTTCATAAGTTATCAAAGCGTTTTAATGAACGAGATATCTTGGATTATTTTGTTAGTAATTTTGTTATTGATGGCGACAAATGGATAGGAAACTTATTAGATAATGAAGGTATTGAGAATTATTCCAGATATAAAAAGTATAAAGAATCTTTTAGATACCATTTTAGGGACGATTGCGTACGGATTGCTGATGATTTTAGCCGTAAGCGCATTTCTTTTGATGATGGCTTTTGCGTATCTAATGGACAACATCCTAGAGTCTTGCGATTACTTATTCAAGGGAAAATTAACTACCAAACCGCCATCTATTTGGATAAACATCTTGCGTTTTTTAAAAATTGGGATAAAGATATTAATGAAAAGGTTGTCTGGCCTAAAATCTCACATACGATTACCAGATTAAAACCTTTTCTTAATTTTAATATGACAGAGGCTAAAATGATTATGAAGGATATTTTTGTAAATGGCTAGAGTATTCTGTATTGGTAATGGTGAATCAAGATTAGGTTTTGATTTAGAAAAATTAAGACCATTAGGCACCATTATGGGTTGTAATGCATTATATAGAGACTTTATGCCAGACGCATTAACAGGTGTTGACCACGGTATAATGCACGAAGTCTACCACAAAGGTGTGGCATATAAAATACCTTGTTTCTTTAGAGATTGGACAAAAGTACCTGCCTTTCATTATAAAATGATGGTTGAGGGTGCAATATCTAAAATGGATTTAGAATTAGTAAAGAATGAAAAAGGTGTTTTTACAGAAAATGAAAGAGGCACAGCCGAAGAGTTTGTATTTCACGGCTCTAAATTAGAAGGCCTTGCTCACGTAATTAAAAAGAACAAAGAAGTAATTGAAAAGAAAATTAGTATTGGTCAAGTTAAACTATCTTGGATACACCCTAAAAATGATAAGTCTCATAATTTAAGTGATATAATGATACCAAAAGACCTTGGTTGGGCTGCTGGTCCGTCAAGTGGTTATGTTGCGTGTGAGTATTACAAGGCAAAAGAAGTTTATTTAATAGGTCACGATTTAAAATCTACAACAAGTCGTATCAATAATATTTACAAAGGCACAAAACACTATTTGGCACCTGATAATGGCCCCACACCACACGATAATTGGGTCAACCAATGGTTGAGTCTTATGAAGAGATATCCACATACCACATTTTACAAAGTAAACAGAGATTTGAACTTAAAAGACAATGTAAATGGTCAAATTTTAGAGTGGGAGGGTCAGAAAAATTTATACTATGTTGACTATTCCAGCATTGACAAATTAGAATCAATGTAGTATATTAAGAACAATGCGTAAAAAAAATATATTTGCAAATGTATTTTCCTTTGTGGCTGAAAATTGCTTAAGAGGGCAAAAGGCATATTCTTGGAGGGTTATGGCCGTATGGCTGAAGACACCAAGGGTAGTTTTGAGTAAGAACCTATCTAAAATCAGATTGGACTCTTTCTGGAAGATTGCAGGTAAACCAATAAATCCTGCCAGAGACGCATTAACTATTATAAATAACTATGATGGCGATAATATAGCCAACACAAATACAACGAATATAGGAGAAATACGATATGGATTTTGAAAGTTTAAAACAAAGTCAAAGCTCTTTTGATAAAATCACAAAAGCATTAGAGCAATCAAGCGAAAAACCAGAAGTCTCTGGTAATTCTAAAAACAAATATCAAGACGACAGAATTTGGAAACCTGAACTAGATAAAACTGGTAATGGTTATGCTGTTATCAGATTTTTGCCAGCAAGTACAGGCGAAGAAATGCCTTGGCAAAGAGTTTGGTCTCACGCTTTCCAAGATAAAGGCGGTTGGTATATTGAAAATTCTTTAACGACACTAAATCAAAAAGACCCGGTGTCTGAAGAGAATACAAGATTATGGAACACAGGTGTTGATAGTGATAAAGAAATTGCTCGTAAGAGAAAAAGAAAATTATCATACTACTCAAACATCTTTGTTGTGTCAGACCCGAAACATCCTGAAAACGAAGGTAAAGTTTTCTTATTTAAATTTGGTAAAAAGATTTTTGATAAGATTACTGAAGCAATGCAACCAGCGTTTGATGATGAGACACCAATTAACCCATTTGATTTCTGGAAAGGTGCTAACTTTAAGTTAAAAATCAGAAAAGTAGATGGCTATTGGAACTATGACAAGTCTGAATTTGAGGGTGTTAGCCAAATAAAAGAGTCAGATGATGACATTAAAAATATTTGGTCAAAACAATATCCTCTAAACCCTTTTGTTGACCCTAGTAATTTTAAGACCTATGATGAACTCAAAGAGAAACTGAATAGGGTAATTATGGGACAACGAAATACGGAAACCGTAGAGAATGTAGACCTCCCACCACAAACTACTACAACTTCCGTACCAAGCTCAAGTGATGGTAAATCTGAGCCTGCTAGTGATGACGATACTTTATCGTACTTTAGCAAATTAGCAGACGAAGATTAATCTTTCTCTCTCACAATCACGAATGCTTAACCCTTAGCGAGAAATCGCTAAGGGTTTTCTTATAAATAGTGGTATGGTAAATATATTTAATCCACTAGTTGATTTACAAGACAAACAACTAAAAGGTGCTAGTTGGTACCGTAATGCAGCCTCCTTAATTGCAGATAAGGCAACGGCAGGTAAGTTAATGAGAAGTGGTAAGTTATTAGGTAGACCTAGTGCTGGTAGAATGTGTATGTTTTTCTATGACCCTAAAACAGCACAAAAACTACCATTTTATGACATATTTCCACTAGTATTACCAGTTGATACATTTAGAGGTGGATTTGTTGGTTTAAATTTTCACTATTTACCATATGGTTTGAGATATAAATTATTAGACCAATTACAAAGTTTTGCTACCAATAGTAAATTTGATAGCTCAACAAGATTACAGGTGACCTATAACGCAGTAAAAGGTATAGGTCTAATTAAACCAGCCATTAAAAAATATCTTTGGCGTCAAGTACAGAGTAATTTTTTAAGAGTTGATGTAGATGAAATGGCGATAGCGATATACCTACCTGTAGCACAATTTAAAAAGGCAAGTCTTGGTAAAGTATTTGCCGATAGTAGAAGGAAAATATAATGAAAGATGTAAGAGAAACTTTAGGTTTGGTAACTAGTATTGTAATAATTATAGTAGTATCATTATTGATTGCTGGTTGTTCAATACCTAAAAATCCAAAATTAAGTTTCGGTAAAAAATGTGTAGATAAACAAGAGAATGTTGTTTACTCATATGTTTGGTTGTATAACAAAGAAGATGGTTTACAAGCAAATAAAGAAACTTGTAATTTAATAAAGGACTAAAATGGCTATTTTAAGAGGCGGAAGACGTATTGGTAATTACGATATCAGAGTAGGTTTACCTAGAGATAGGTCACTTGATAACGTAAATGCTGATGAACGTTTAAGAAGAAAACCTGGTGGTAATCCTGAATCAACAATAAACAGATTTATTGCTGAAGTAAATCAAGGTGAGGGTGTTGCAAGACCAAATAGGTTTTTAATTATGGTAAATCCGCCTCAAAGAATATTAACTGAATCAGAGGTATTGGCAAGTGAGTTTGGTGGTGGTAGTGCAGGAACTAAAAACGATTTAGAATCTCTAACTATGGTTAGAAATATAGGTATGATGTGTAATAAAATTGATATGCCTAGTAGAGACATAAACACAACAAGCCATATTATGTATGGACCTAAAAGAGAAATGCCATATGCATATAGTTTTAGTGGTACAATTGAAGCAACTTTTTATGGTGATAAATTTTTAAGACAAAGACAATTTTGGGAAACTTGGCAGAAAAAAATATTTAATTATCAAACTCACAATATGAATTACTATGATGACTATGTTGGTTCTATGGATATTATGCAGTTAGGCCAATTTGAAAGTGAACAAGATAAAGATAGAGTTACCTATGCAGTAAGACTTTATGAGGTTTATCCTCAAACAATAGGTGCATTGACATATGATTACAGCCAAAACGACTCATTAGTTAATTTGCCTGTAACCTTAAATTTTAGAAGATGGATTAATTTGACAATAGACCAAGTAGAAGGCGCTACGGTCGGTGCCGCTTTTGGTGATGTACCAGAGATAAAAGCAGGAAAAGATTTTGGATTGTTTGGTGGTTTATTAAGTAAACTGCCTCCTGAAATAAGAAGAGCAGGCAGAGATATCATACAAACAACTAGAAGAAATCTACCAATTGGTAGAGTTACCGGTGGAAGAGTATTTCCACCATTTTTATAATACGTAAGGAGATAATATTATGGCATTGCCTATATTAGAAACAGCGAGTTATGAGTTGACGTTACCATCAACAGACGTTGTGGTAAAATACAGACCCTTTATAGTGAAAGAGGAAAAGATTTTATTACAGGCTCTTGAGTCGCAAAATCAAAAACAAATTGTTCAAGCGTTAAAAGATATAGTATCTACTTGTACGTTTGGTCAATTAAATGTTGATGAACTACCTACCTTCGATTTAGAATATGTATTTTTACAGATTAGGTCTAAATCAGTTGGTGAGATAGCGAAACTAAAAGTTTTGTGTCCAGACGATAAGGAAACTTATGCAGAAGCTGAAGTTGATTTAACTAAAGTTGATGTACAAGTTGATGATTCACACACAAACAAAGTTTTAATTGATGAGGACAAAAAGATTGGTGTATTGATGAGATATCCTACAATCAATTCTATTGACCCTACAAAAAACTATGCTAAAGGTGCAGATAGTAAAACTTTATTTGATGTGATATCAAAAGGCATATATCAAATCCAAGAGGGTGAGAATGTGCATTTGGCGTCTGATTATTCAAAAGAGGAAATGGACAAATTTGTTGAGAGTATTCCTAGTAAAGCATTTAAGGATATTCAAAAATTTTATGAGACTATGCCTCAATTGAAGCACGTAGTTGAAGTTGAAAACCCAAAGACCAAGGTTAAGAGTAATATTACATTGACAGGTCTATCTGATTTTTTCGGGTAGCCCTTTCACACGATACACTTGAAAATCACTATCAAGTGAATTTTGCTCTTATGCAACATCATAAATATTCTTTGACAGAATTAAATATGATGTTACCGTGGGAAAGGGAAATATATGTGAACCTTTTGATTAATTATATCAAAGAGGAAAAAGAAAAACAAAGAGAACGAATGAAATGATAAACTTTATTAAAAGAATATTGGGAATTGACACGTTAGAATATGAGATAAGATTATTAAAAAGAAAAAATTACTGGAGAGAGAAGTATAAAAGATGAACTTACAAGTAAAAGAAAAAGCAGTAGGCTCAATTAAATGGGTTTGGTGGTTTTTAAAAGAAGAGTTACCACAATTTTTATCAAACTGGAGAACCGTACCAAGACTTATGATGGTCTTATATGGTTATGCATTTTACGAAGTGGTGACTTGGTTTATGGCATTAGATAATCCAAATAACGCTCAAGCAGGTTTAGTATCAGTTGTTGTTGGTGCTGGCGCTGCCTGGTTTGGTCTATATGTCAACGGCAAGAAAACTAATATTCAAAAGTAGTAGGTAAATGGAAGACAAAACCGAAAAGAATCTAGGAACAGCATTAGCTGTAGTAGAGGCACAACAAAAAGTAGTTGGGTCTTCACTAGTTGCTACTTCTAACTCTGCTTTATTGGCAGAGAGTACAGATTCACAATCACAAATACTAGAACAAATAAGAGACATACAAGTTAGAACTTTAAGAGGTGTTGGCAATGTTGTTGACCAATTAAAGAAAGCATTAGGTTTTGAAAAAGATAAAGCAAGATTAGAAAAACAACAACAAACAGAATTAGGTAAAGAAACAGGTGAAGACGAACAATTAAAAATAACAGACCAATCTCAAGGTAGTGATGATGAACAGAAAAAGGGTGGTGGTATATTTGGATTTTTAGGTGCCTTGCCTGGTGCTGGTTTTATTAAAAAACTATTTGCACCTATCATAGCATTTTTTGGCAAAGGTGGTTTGTTAGTAAAACTATTTGGTAGATTTGGTCCTCTTGGTGCTCTTATATTAGGTTTTACACTAGTTTACAAATATTCAGATGAAATAGCAAAAGCATTAGCACCAGCATTAGACAAAATAAAAAGTATTATTACAAAAATGCAACCTGCTATTGATGTATTGATGGCAATTGGTGATTTCTTAATAAAAGGTATTATAAAAGGTATTGGTGAGGCATTAAGTTTTGTATTTGGCACCGTAGAAAAGTTTATTGATGGTTTTAAAAAGTTATTTTCAGGTGATATATTAGGTGGTATTAATGATATATTTGAGGGTATAGTAAGAGCTGTGTTTGCAATACCATTGATGATAATTAATTTCTTAAAACCATTGTTTATGGATTTGGTAAATCTAATATCAGAACCTTGGAACAAAATGGTAAATGCCATACACGAATATGTTGGTAATTTATTTACAGGTATAAAAGATTTCTTTAGTGGCATATATGATAGTGTTATAGGTTTCTTTACAAATGCATATGCTACAGCCAAAGAAACTATCACAAAAGATATAAACGAAATATTTACTTTCTTTAGTAATATATTTACGGCTGTTGGTGAATTCTTTTCAAACGCATATACTAAAATTAAAGATTTTGTAACCAGTATACCAGATAAGATTATGAGTTTTGTTAAAAATATGTTTGCGCCAATTATAAACTTTTTCTCTGGCATAGGTAACGCAATCAAAAGA